TAGACCAATGCCTAATTATTCTATTGAGACTGGAGATTCACAAATTATTATTTATAGAGGTGGTGAAGTATATGACTCAATTGCTTCAGGTAATACTACAGCTTATTGGGATTCTGGAACATTATCGTTTCAATCAAATAATAATGTTACTTGTCATGATGTTCCAGTTTGGAATATGAATAATATTTGGACTGAAAACCCATCTGGTATTACTGGTTTAACTACAACTAATTTGTATGAAGACTATACTAAATTTGGTTCGTTTCCATATTTAGGTTTTAAATATCCATATTCAGAATATTCAGATACACCAGACCCAGAAATTACTAATACTTATTGTAATAATGCTGGTTCAAGTTATGATGATGATGTTGTTAAATCGATTAGTGTTATTCATTTTACTAACAATAGTATTTCTAATTTATATGGTGAATATTTTTATATAAATAATACTGACGGTAAAACTGTTGAAATATTTATGCCAGATTTAATGTATCATAGAAGAGATTTTTCTACTGCTAGTGGAACTACTCAAGGTATGAGATTTTTAGCTTCAGGTACAACAAAATTAGTTGGTTCTAGTGATATTCAATACATTGATTTGATTGAAGATTCTACTTTAATTCCATCATCAAAAACACCTTTAGTTGTAGGTCGTGTTTACCCACAATTAAAAATTATTGTAATTGATAATGATGAAATTGTGGCTGCATTATCATACAAATCAAATAGAAACTGGACATTGCCAACATTAACAGCAACATTGGCTGCTCCTAGTGGTACTACTGGTGTATTAGATGTTAATGAAACTATGTATTTATCATATATTTTAGAAAATGATACTACTACTGGTTTAACAACAACGTTACCTTGTCAAAATTATATAAAAATTTCCAACTCAACTTCATCAGTTAAAAATATTGATTTTAAATTATCAGAAACTGATTTATTACCATATATGCGTAAAATTGAAGATGGTGATTATGATGGATTAGGATTCTACGCATATAAATTTAAATTAATTTATCAAATTGTTTCGGATGCTAATTTAAGACCAGAATCAGGTTCTTGGAAAGTTTACGATTTCACTTCTACTGCAATAACTGGTGTTAGTGGTGAGACAATTAACCCTAAATTATTAGAAACTCAAAATCCAACTGCTTTAGGGTTTAATTTAGATGCAATAAAAGCGTCAGCAGCGACAACGTTTGATATAACACAAATATTAAATCTTGCACCTAATGTTTCTCCAGAAAAATTACAGTTTGGTGATGAAAGGTTCTTTTATGGTAATTTAAATGCTTATATTGGGGCTACAATTTATAAAACGATATTTGATATTAGAATTAATACTAGTTTGTTTAATTCAACTTCAAACCCTACTAGAAGTAAAGATTTAACAACTAATCCACCAACTATTAAAGTTAGTGAAATAGGTATCTATGATACTAATAAAAACCTAGTTTGTATAGGTAAATTAAGCACACCAGTTGCTTTAATATCTGGTAACACAATAATGCTTGAGTTATCAATGGATTTTTAATATGGGATTTAATAGTACAGCCACAACAACAACAATAGTCGCTAAATTGACACCGATAGGTAGACAAAGACTTATATCAACAAATAATGCATTAATTTCATCTTTTAGTTTAGGTGATTCTGATGCTAATTATTATACATCATTACCATTAAATACTGGTGAAATACCTGCATTAGCTGGTGAAATAGGTCCATCAAACACAATAAATAATAGTGTTACAAGTAATATGGTTTTAAGAAGTTTACTTATGGTTAATTCTAATGGTGTTACTAAAAAATCGGTAGAATCTCAATCAATTAATATTTTATCAGAAACTAGTTTAAATGGTCTTACAACATTAACTGGTTCTAGTTTAAATAAAATAATTATCGATAGAAATAATTATAATACTGATAATTTAGTTAATCTATTTTATAGTTTTGGTTTACCATTAAATTCGGTTAATGATAACTTATTTACTGGGACAACAAATTTAAATGGTGGTTTTTCAGATACAGCATATAGCGCATTAGCTAAAACTAGTATTGTTGTTTTGGGTATTAGTAATGATAGTTATGGTGAAATGATTGATGGTAAATCAATTAATATTGTTTTACCTACATCAGCTGGTACTTATACAATTTATAGTACATTTCAAAATAAAAGCTCTCAATTAAATACTGAGGATGCTAGATATAATGAAACAAGTATTCAATCAGCTAAAATAAGTAATAATATAGCTTTTTTATTTTCTGATGATATTATGAGACCTAATGGTGGTGACTCTTCTTTAAGTTGGGCAACTGGTAGTAATACTAATAAACCATTTAGTACTAATCAAAAACAATTATTCAATTATCAAACTAATTCTAATTTAACTCAAACAGCTGATACAATTGTTGGTGTTGCATATTTAGATAAAGGTATTATTGTTTTGACTGATTCTACAATAGTTAATGCGTATACTGGTTCATCATCTTCTGTTACTAGTGCTACATCAGTAACTTTTAATAGCATTTCAACTTCAATTTTTCAAAATATTACATGTATTGCTGATAGAGGGGAATTTGGCGCATCAACAAATACAACTATTGGTAATGGTGATAGCCCTAGAATAAGTGAGATTGGGTTATATGATAATTTAGGTAATTTAATTGCCATTGCTAAGCCAGATAAACATATTGTTAAAAATGTTAATGAATTTTTAGCTTTAGGTATTAAAATTAATTTATAACTATTTATTTTATAAATTTATTTTATAAATTAATTTTATAAATTTTCATTAAAAATTATTTATGAAAAAAGAACCAGAATTTTTATTAGCTTTAGATGTTTCAACATCAAAATTATTTTAATTAAAGTTTCATTAAAATACAATTTTTTGATATTATCATGATATTTATTATAAAGAAAGATACTATGGCAAGACCAAAATTAAAAGATGAAGATAAAAAGATTAGATTAGGTGTAACAATATCTAGAGAATTATTTAAAAAAATTGATTCGGAAACAAATAATAAATCTGAATTTATTGAGAAATTATTAAATAAATATTTTTATGAAAAGTAATGGTGTTTATAGAATAGTTAATAATATAAATAGAAAAGTTTATATTGGAAGCACTGGTAGTAAAGGTGGTTTTAAGAAAAGATGGTCATATCATTTAACTGATTTAAGACAAAATAAACATCATTCTAGACATTTACAAAGAGCATGGAATAAATACGGTGAAGAATCATTTGTTTTTGAAATATTAGAAATTATTGAAGATTTTACTAAAGAAACATTATTAATTAGAGAACAACATTATTTAGATTTATATAAATCATATGATGTTGATTTAGGTTATAATATATGTAAAATTGCTGGTAGTTCTTTAGGTGTTAAAAAAACACCAGAACAAATAAAACAAATGTCTGAATTAAGAAAAGGAAAACCAATACCATGGTTGAATGATGGTAAACCAAGAAGTAAAGAACATATAGAAAATTTAAAAAATGCTTGTATTGGAAAAATATCTGAGAAATTAGATAAAACATATGAGGAAATTTATGGTGAAGAAAAAACAATAAAATTAAAGAAAAAATTAAGTGAAGCACATATTGGTCTCAATGCTGGTGAAAAACACCCTAAAGCAAAAGTAGTTCAACAATTCGATATGTATGATAATTTAATTAATGAATTTAGCTGTTCAATTACAGCTAGTGAGGTATTAAAAATACCAGCAAAAAGTATAAGAATGTGTTGTGGCGGTTTTGCTAAAACAGCGTATGGTTTTAAATGGAAATATAAAAATGATAGAAAATAAAATAGAAAAAGAGCCAGAATTTCTTTTAAGTCTGGATGTATCAACCTCAACAATAGGAATAGCATTATTTGAAATTAACGGTAATAAAGGTGACCTTAAATTATTACATCATGTAACACCTAAAGTTAAACCTTTACCAAAAAGTAAAATTGAAATATTATTTAGTAAAGCTGAAATTTTTGAAAATGAGTTTTTAAAAAAATACGCTAATTTCAATATTACTAATGTTGTGATTGAAGAGGCATTATTACAATCTAATAACATATATACTGTTGGTACATTGATTCGTTTTAATACGTTAATATCTAAATGTATATATG